TAGGCTGCAACGATATCTGCTTGCGCTTCTTGATCAACGGTCAGGTCAAGCCCTACATCGATAACGTGTGCATCAACGTCTAGGTCAACGTGCGTTGTTCTGTACCACTGACCGCCGTCTTGCACCAATGCACCAAGTGGGGTGGGCAGGAACGTTTGATAGTCGGCAGTATACAGACGTTGGGCTTCAAACTGAGCACCCAGCAACATGCTAACAAACTTGGGCCAGCTCTTGGTACCACTTACCTGACTGTAGTCTGGCAGGGTGTCAAAGATACGGCGGTAGGTGTCGATGCGATACGTCATCATATCGCGGCTGATGTTGATGCCAAGTTCGCGCAGGCTTTCTTCGGCAAGTTCTACAGGAGATTCACTATTGATCTTGCGAACGTCCAGCAGTTGTTGAATCGTTGAGAGGTTGAGGGCATCGTTCGCCTCAGACATTGCCTCGAACAACTCTTCCCACGCTGGGTTGTCCTGCAAGAAGTCAATGAAAAACTTTTCGGTTTCAGACTTCACTGCATCTTCCTTTCGCTGTAACTAACAATCACTCGGATGCTGCGAAGTGCAACATACTCGGTCTTGCCGTTAGGAATGATATCCTGTAGCGGGCTATCAAGGTTAACGTAATCAACCTCAGGACGTTTTACAGGACTGTCTGGATTAGCATAGTCGTATTTGACACGGTCCATAATGTCAGAGATAGCAAGACGCTTGCCCAAGATACCGACACGACGTTCAAACAGTTTCTGAACGGCAGCGCTGAGGTTATCTTCGTTGGTCTGCTTTGAGCCAGGCGCATCTTGGAACAAGGTGACACGAATCACACAGTCGATTGGTAGCTTGGTTGGGTTGTACGTCTGCACATCCAGCATCGCCCTGAACTGCGCCAGCCAGTCGAGAAACTTGTTCCACTGTGCTGAGTCAGGGTTGGGATTCACGCCACCCCAAGTGCTGGTGTTGAGAGGCAACACGCACACGCGAACAACTCCCATCCAAGATTTGTCGTTTGGCGCTATCTCACGCTGTCCCTGAACAACACAGTCGGCCACATCAGGATAAAGCATGACGGCAGCGTGCCATTCGTCTTCACGAATCAGCTTGCGTTTGCTGCGTGCTACGATTGGTGCAAACGTTCTGTAGTAGCTGAGGTCTGTGTGATCAGATGCACCAGCAATGGACGACAGAGTTTTACCAAGGATGTTGCTTTGATTGACTGATACAACTTTCAGGCCGGTTGCTTCTGTGTTGACGGAAGCTCCAAGTGAACGCACAGCACGCACCTTTAACGTGTAGCCTGCTGGTAGGGCTGTTCCCCACTGCTCACCACCGAACTGGAGTTCAACGTCACCTGTGTCTGTGGTAATGTCCTGATAGATGCGCTGTCCTGCATACGCCTCAAACAAGGCACTGTCAAAGCGGTCGAATGGAGTTTTAAGTCCACGCACGTCTTCAATCCACACAGTCAGGTCTCGGGTCAGTTCGAAGTTCTCGCTGCCCAGCGTTACCTTAACGTAGTCTGTGGTCGTCTGGATTGGCTGACTGAATGAGAAGATACTGCCGACGATCATGTCTACAGTCTTGCTCTCACCACTTTCCCACTGCGTTACTTCGGCAAGCAGGGCATCGGTGCCATTGATTTGAAACGGCTCGTACTTGTCCAGCGTAACCTTCTGTCCTGTATTGTTGACGATCAGGCAGCTAACATTACCAGCAGACTTACGGCCGATATCAACGCCAAGAAAGCGAGCACCTGCCATGATACTTGTATCACGACGAGCAAGTCGGATGAATGCTTCACGCGCTGCAATCATACAGGCATAGGCGTTAGACACACCGATATCACCCAGTGCGTCAGCAATCAAACTTGTCAGGCTGCTAACTTGGTCGTCAGTCCAGTAGCTCTTGGCATTAATGCGACTAAGGAAGTCCTGAGCAAACTCCTCATGTGTTGTGTAGGTATTGAGAAGGCTCATGCCATACTCCTCATGCTGAATGCAATTGTTTTCTTGGTTTCGAGTTTAGGCACGCGGTATGCAATGCGCACACCATACGTCTGATCTACCTTACGCACAACTTCAACATTGATGCCAGTAACATCTGCCGTGAGTCCGTTGTAAGGGCTTTCAAGTGCGTCCTTGATGTATGTCTGAATCCATCCGGCAGTTGTATCGTCGAATGGTTCAAACAGTTGGCGGTACACATCTGAGCCGAAGTTAGGACGCCACTTGCGACTGCGTTTGCGTGTACCGATGATGAACAAGATCTTTTGCGTAATACTATCAATGTCTTGCACATCGTCTCGGTTTTCCAGCTTAATCCAAGCATTGACGTCCGAGTAGGTGGCCATGCCTGGAGGCAGCTTAACAGCGTTTGATACAATCATCCAAACCTCACGTTCTTGCTGCCGTTAGATGCAGTATCTCGGCAGGTGTTTGGGTCACCAGCACGTTGCGCAGGTTTGCCATTGACGCGCACACTGCTCTGTCCTATAGCAATACCAACATGTGGAGGCTTTTTAGGTGCTGAGTGCTTTCGATAGGGGTCACCCTTTCTGACGCTGCCCTTGCCATTGATAAACACGTTGCCTGAGGCAGCAACAGCAGGCACAGGTGCAAAGCCCTGATGGCCTGTAGACAGATCAACACCGAGTCTAATAGCTGGCTTGCCCATTACTTGTTCCTCATCTGCGGAATCTTGGGACCCTGTGCAGGAGCAAACACGCCGCTGGGCATAACAGGCTTTTCACCACGCATCATGCGCAGATAATTCAGTTTTGCTAGTTCTGTGAGTCTGGTCATAGCAATCTCCTCTTTGCTGAAAATTACTCAGAACAGACCATAGACGCAAAAATGGGCGACCGAAGTCACCCACTTTGCCTGCTTGGCTACCTACCACACACTCGCTCGTCAGCGCTCATACAGTAGCGTGTAGCCCGCAGAATCATTCGCTCATTTTGTTTCGTCGCTCGTCGCTCCCACATCCCCCGAACGTGTGCCTCGGTCTCCTGGGAGACGTAAGCCGGAGCGCGTGTTTCGTTGATAACTACGCGCAATTCATCATCGTAACATGACTGCTTGCCGAGCAAACAAACAGCCACGAGCGACAGGATAAATGTGAGCATACATTTCCCGTCACTGTTTTGTGGCGATTGCCACAGAGTTTATTTACAGATTAATCGTCAAAGAACCAATCGCTATAAATCATCGCTGCTCCCTAAACGCTGGTGGTCTATCAGTTTGTTGATTGATGCAGCAAGGTCATCTGCATCTTCGCGGTCACCCTGAATCGTCCATTCGTTGCCATCGAACTTCAACACAGGATATTTGTCATCAGAGTAATGTCTAACGACGGCCTTTTGAGGTAGCTTGTGCATCTTCACGCGCCCACTTGGCTAGGGTTGCCTTGGCTTGCTTTTCTGCCAACCAAGGAGCACCGAATAATAGGAATGCAACATACAAGATAAACGCCAACTTCATGCCTGTTTCAAAAGTCATCTGGACCTGTCTCCTCTTGTTCGAACTCGCTTTGCATCACGTACTGACGGAACTCTTCCGCTGTATGACATGGAGGTTCAACGAACTCACAGTCAAACGCATGTTCCATTTCAGCGATATCAAAATCTACGCCACTACCGTCACTTTGATTTTTCTGCATCAGCTTTATCCAGGGCAGCACGTACCAAACAGTCTTTCGCTTCAAGTAACTTGCGAAGACCCGCAGACTTCTCCGCACCATCAGGCAAGGCTGCATCCATCTGTTGTGCAAGCTCACCGATAGGCTTCGACACTTCCTGCAAGAAACCCGGCAGGTGGTCGAACTTGAAATACTTCATTATAGGACTAGGCATGGGCGTTGTCCAAACTCTTCAAAAACAGGTTACGCGCCTTTGCGAGATACTGATATGCGAAAAACTTATCAGCACGCTCTTTAAGGTCTGCGTCCAGTTTGATAACGAGTTCACTGACGGCCTGTGTCACGCTAAGGCTTGCCTCAGTGGTGCTATCGATTGTGGTCAGCACGTCAAAC